GTTATTGTCTCTACTTTGATACTGAAGCCGCTGTTAATAAATCACTTCTAGAATCGCGTGGGATTGATACTTCTCGTTTGGTTGTAGTTAATGTTGTTACTATTGAAGAGTTTCGTAGTAAAGCACTCAAAGCGGTTGATATATATCTTAAGAAGTCATTAGAAGAACGCAAACCCTGTATTTTTGTACTAGACTCTCTGGGTATGCTTTCCACTGAGAAAGAAATCACTGATGCACTAAACGACAAACAAGTTCGTGACATGACCAAATCTCAACTGGTCAAAGGTGCGTTCCGAATGTTAACTCTTAAACTAGGTCAAGCAAATGTCCCGCTCATTGTCACAAATCATACATACGATGTCATCGGAGCTTACGTACCAACTAAAGAAATGGGAGGAGGTTCTGGACTCAAATACGCAGCATCTACAATCATTTATCTCAGCAAAAAGAAAGAAAAGGATGGAACGGAAGTGGTCGGAAATATTATCAAGGCTAAGACTCACAAATCGCGTTTGAGTAAGGAGAACAAAGATGTTGAGATCCGTTTGTATTATGATGAGCGCGGTCTTGATCGTTACTACGGTCTTTTGGAACTTGGTGAGATTGGTGGACTCTGGAAGAATGTAGCAGGACGCTATGAAATGGATGGAAAGAAAGTTTATGCAAAACAAATTCTAAAAGAACCTGAAGTATATTTCACAGAAGATGTAATGCAGCAGTTGGATCAAATCGCACGTAAGGAATTTAGTTATGGAGAAAGTTGAGTTTCTAATTCTTAGAAACCTAGTACATAATGAAGAATATATTCGAAAAGTAATACCTTTTATTAAATCTGAATATTTTGAAGATCAAAACCAAAAGATTTTATTTGAGGAGATTCTTGACTTTGTTCAAGAATATAATCAACCAGCAACGAAAGAAGTTCTTTGTATTGAGATTGAAAAACGATCTGACATCAATGAACAATCTTTCAAAGAAATTACTCAAGTTATTTCTTGTCTTGAAGATGTTCCTGTTGAGTTTGATTGGTTAGTTGATACCACTGAAAAGTGGTGTCGTGACCGTGCCATTTACTTGGCACTTATGGAATCTATTCATATTGCTGATGGTAAAGATGAGAAGAAAAATCGTGACAGTATTCCTTCTATTCTTTCTGATGCTCTTGCTGTAAGTTTTGATACTCACATCGGACACGATTATCTGATTGATTATGAGGAACGCTATGAGTCTTATCATAAAAAGGAGGATAAAATTGAATTTGATCTTGAATACTTTAATAAAATCACGAAAGGTGGTCTCCCTAACAAAACTCTTAACATCGCTCTTGCTGGTACGGGTGTCGGGAAATCTCTATTCATGTGCCATGTGGCTAGCTCCGTCTTGCTCCAGGGACGGAACGTTTTGTATATTACGTTGGAAATGGCAGAGGAACGAATTGCTGAAAGAATTGACGCAAACCTCCTGAATGTTCCTATTCAGGATATTGTAGATCTTCCAAAGCAGATGTTTGAAAATAAGGTTACTAATCTTGCAAAGAAGACACAAGGAACTCTTATAATTAAGGAGTATCCCACTGCTTCAGCGCATAGTGGACATTTCAAGTCACTTCTTAATGAACTTGCACTTAAGAAATCATTTAAGCCCGATATTATTTTCATTGATTACCTTAATATTTGTGCTTCCAGCAGGTATAAAGGAAACAGCAACATCAATTCTTATACTTTCGTCAAAGCAATTGCTGAGGAACTTAGGGGACTCGCCGTCGAGTTTAATGTCCCGATTGTGTCCGCTACTCAGACCACTCGCTCAGGTTATGGTTCTTCTGATGTTGAACTTACTGATACTAGTGAGTCCTTTGGTCTTCCTGCTACTGCTGATCTTATGTTTGCCCTTATTAGCACAGAAGACCTTGAGGGTCTGGGACAGATTCTAGTGAAGCAACTCAAGAACCGATATAATGACCCAACGATTCATAAGCGTTTTGTGATTGGTATTGATCGTGCAAAGATGAGACTTTATGATTGCGAACAGGTTGCTCAAAATGATATAGTTGACAACGGAAGAGAAGAGGAGTATGATTACGAAGAAAAGAAACCTAAAAAATCATTTGAAGGATTTAAGTTTTAATATGACAAAAGTGATTGACACCGATAAGTATCTTGATTTTGTTCGCCAAACGACAAGTCCAGCAAGCACACATCTCGCAGCTCTCCTTTCACGATTAACTGAACTTGATACATCTGCTGATGCTGATGTTCCTCGCCTTTTGACTGCTGCTCTTGGTTTGTCCGCAGAAGCAGGTGAGTTTACTGAAGTTGTAAAAAAAATCTTCCTACAAGGTAAAACTTATAATGAAGAAAATGCCTTTCACCTGAAGCGTGAACTTGGTGATATCTGTTGGTATATTGCTCAAGCGTGTATGGCACTTGATACTTCTTTTGATGAAGTTCTACAAATGAACTATGAGAAACTGAGTGCTCGTTATCCTGAGGGTGCTTTTGATATCTATCGTTCTGAAAATCGTAAGGAGGGAGACCTATGAGTAAAGAAAAGAGAGTGACGATTAAAATGGATGTGCGGACTGCTGCTGCGGTTCGTCAAGTTTTATTTGATGCTCAGCGTGGATATAGTTATGAACACGTTCCAGAGCGTGTTGTAGAAGTCCGCTCAGTCATTCAGAGTATTGATACTGAACTTGGGGAGGTTGTGGGAGAATAGTTTTATAAATAACTAGAAAGTATTTGTAAAAATGGACTCTAAAATCCTGAGAGAAGCAACTCTTGCATACCAAGCAGTTTATGATGAGAATCTTCGTCGAGAACTTACCGAAGAACAAATTTGGGAAGAAGTCGAGAGTTGGGTTAATTCACTTCTAGAAGAAGGTTATGACCTGAGTGAGTATACTTGGGAAGAGATGTATGAGGAATATATTAATGAGCAAGGTCGTGGAGCCTCTGTAGGTTCTAATCCAAATGTTTCCCAAAATCCAATTGCTAAGGCTATTAGAGGAGATGGACCGTCACCAACAATGACACCAGCACAGAGAAACCAAGCTCGTATGAGACCCATACCATCCGCTAAACCACAAGTATCTAATCTTGGTTCAAATTATAGAGGACAAGAACTCGCAGCTGCAGCAAAAGCAAGAGCGTCTCAAGTAAGCACACCTCGTCAAGGAACTGCAGGTGGTCCTACAGTTGGTGGAAATACTCCCATTGGACCAGCAAAAACTCCTGCCACTAAACCAGCAGCAAAACCAGCACCAACCTCCACTGCAAAACCAGCACCAACCACTCCACCAAAACCAGCACCAACCACTTCTACAACTCCAGCAGCAAAACCAGGAACACAGGCGGCTGGTCCAGAATCAATTAAACCAAAAACTCCTAATCCCTTAATGAAGGATATGCCAAAGGGTCCAGGATCCATGGCAGCACCAACTCCTGCTCCCAAGAAATTTGACATACGTGATAGAGATCCACGAGCAAGAGCTAATTTTGATCCAAGATATGATAAAAAACCGATTAATCAATCTTTTGACCTCTTTGATCTCGTCAAAGGACACCTCCTAGACGAGGGTTATGCGGATACCGAAGAGGCAGCTCTTGCTATTATGGCAAATATGAGTGAGCAGTGGAAGCAGAGTATTATTGAAGATGTTGATGCTCAAGGTAATAGATCGCACGATTTATTTACTGGTGATTCAAATTCAAACTATAATAAATCGACATCTAAACCCCCAACTAAAAAACCACAACCGCCAATTAAAAAAGATCCACCTATGAGGGATAAACCTCTCTTCTGAACCACTTCCAAAACTAACACATAAGAGGGTTTTATCACCCTCTTTTTTTATAAATAACTAGAAAGTATTTGTAAAAATGGATAGTAGAGATCTCCAAGGTTTGATGGAAGCATATATTGAAGTATGTGGTTCTGTATCTGTTGAAGAAGGTAGAGCACTTGGTAAAACAGGTCGTGACGATGACAACAATCCAAGAGGTGCAGCAGTTCGTGCAAGTTCTGGTCGTGGAATGACCATGACTCCCGCAAGAGGATTAGGTG